TACGGGTCAAGTCTCCGAAGTACATCCGCTCCGTGATCTTTTCCACATATACACCAGGCGCCGTTTCCACCGTTTCAGCATAGCCTACCGGTCCGTAAAATTTTGCCATTTTGAATTTTCTCCCTTAGGTGCCGTCGTGACCGGTATCCTCGGTCTGGCCGGAAGAGGCCTTCACGGGCTCTTCCAGTGCGATAGCAGACCACAGTCTGGTCAGCGCGCCGGACAGACGAGTCTCAATCAGGTACTTCTCCTGGTTAAAGTCGATGTCAAACTGGTTGAAACGGGTGATCTCGCCGCCCTTGGTAGAGCCAACGGTATAGTCGCTCAGATTGACGAAGATACCCAGCAGGTTATGCTTCTTGCCAGTCTTGTCGGTGCGGGCCAGACCCTCGAACTGCTCAGCAGTGTGCAGCTCATTGATGTTCAGCGCAGCAGCCAGATCAGCCTTGGAGTTGTAGATGCGGCGACCGTTGGTGTCGCGGGCCAGCAGCATCACATTCACCAGATGCGGCGTGCAGAAGAAGTCTGGAGTGCCGGTGCCCTTGAACTTCTCGCGGGAGTAAAGGGCAGCCGTGATGATCGCCTCGGCGTAGATGTAGTTCTCGCCGAAACGGGAAGCGGTGCCTGTACCCTGAAGCTCGTTGCGGGCAGCCTCGATGTCCACATCATAGTGGATGGTGTAGAGATCATCGTCATTCCAGATAGAACGGACATGCTCCTCAGAGATCTTGTGCTCATCAGCCTCATCGCGACCGTCACCGATCAGGATAGCGGTAGCGACCTCTTCCAGCAGAGTCTGACGCATCACACCGTACTGGTACTCGACCACATCGAAATCGGTGATGTCGATGATGTCATCGCGGTGCATGGAGTCAGTGATGTAGATGGTCTGCGGATCGGTGGTGCGCTTCATCAGCTTCATGTTGCCGGAAGGAACCTTCTTCTTGCCCTTCTGATAACCATGCGCGCGGATATCATCGCCGCGGGCATCCATGTTGCGGGTACGGATACGGCTGATAGGGCTCTTGTGGACCTTGTTCATGACCACATTGACCCAGCCCTGGTCACGGGTGATGAGCTCAGGAGCGCCGGTGCGCAGATCCTTATACTCGGGGAACAGGGCCTCGATGTCGTCGATACCGTGCTTCAGAGTATCGTTATGCTGCTCGGCGTAGAGCTTCATAGCCCCCTGAAGAGTGCCGACGCTCTTGAGCTTGGCGCTGGCGATGATCTCGGTCTGAGCGGAATGGCTCAGGGTGGTCGCCTGATTGTCCTCAGGCTTCTCGAAAACATTGTGCTTCATAGTCTTGTCTCCTCCTTCGGATTTGTCGGAATGTTCGATGTGGCCGTCGTCCTTCTTCTCTTCGCCATCATCGTCGTCAGAATCGCTGTGGGCCATAGCATTGGCGAGCAGAGCAACCACAACGGTCTTCTGCTTTTCGGTCAGGCTGTTGATGACATCTTCAACGGTATCGCCGTCTCCGGTGTCTTTCTTGTCGCCATCAGCGGACTTCTTGCCGTCATCGGCAGAGTCATCAGCTTTGCCTTCATCTGCATGGGCAAGCGTGATAGGTTCGTTGGCACAGAAGATAACTTCCTGCTCAGCGCCCTCTCCATGAGCAAGATCGACAAAGTCGATGAATGCTCCGGGATTTGCACCGGCGACCACAAGGCTCAGCTCCTTGATGTCACCATGCATCACATTTCCGCCCTGCTGCTTCAGGCCGTTGGCATAGATGGACAGGGAATCCACATCTCCATGCTGCACGATCAGCTTAGCAGCCTTACCGGCAGCAGTTTCGTTGAATGTGCAGTAAGCGTAAACGCCATCCTCGCGGTTTTCCAGCAGCGCATGGCCCAGAATATTGGTCGGGTCGTCATGCTGGTGATTCCATACGAGGGGGACGGTCTTTCCGTCGCAATGCGCAAACGCATCACGGCGAATGGTGCGGCCATCACTGCACACAAGGTCATTGCGCGTCGCCCAGCCGCTGAAGTCGTACTTAAGTTTCTTCTCCATTTTGATTGTTGTCCTCCTTCGGTGTTGATGCCGGCGTGCTTTCCGCCGGTGCGCTCAGATTGCTGTTGCGCAGCTCGTCCGCCTTTGGGTCGGAAGAAGGCTTCATGCCGATCTTCTGCCGGATCTCATTCGAGGTCATGACCTCGTTGCGGGTGAACTTGTCAGTCATCTCAGCGATCTTATCGACAGGCACCAGCTTGAAGGGATCTCGGAAGAACAGGATGGACTGCTTTTGCGACCGAGCAGTTTTAGTGAGGAATTTCCTCTTGATCTCATCAACAATGGCAGAGAGGATTGGCTCAACGATTCGAGTCAGGTAGTTCTGCATCGTCTTGTCGTCGGCAGAGCCATCCAGAATGCCCTGGGTCAAACCTAACTGGCTGTAAAGCATACTCGTCAGGTATTCGATCTGGGACATCAGGTTGTTCTCGACGGGGCGATTCAGTTGGACCACATGCTCAGTTCCGTCAGTGTATGCAACACCATATTTGGAGCTGGCTAACTGGTTCTCGATATCTTGTCGGCGCAATTCCGCCTGTTGACGACGTGCTTCTGTCTTGATGACATACGGCAACTGAATGATGAGGTTCAGCTTTCCGGAACTGTTCTGCTCGTCAATGGCGTCCAGCAGGTTCAACTTTCGGATAAGCCGCTGCATCGTAGAGTTCGGTTCATTCATGACAGCATAGAAAGGATTCTCCACAATGCCGACGGTACTCTTGGGGACAAGAATATCCTCTTTCTCACCGCGCTGGTCATTGTAGACGCGAACCTTTACATGCTGCGGGAACCATTCAAGAATCTTGCCGGTCCGCATCGTCTCGATGTCAATGCCGCCGGTTTTCTCAGGATCAAAGTTTGTATCGACAGGGATGATAGCGACGCAGCCCTCGTCCAGCATCGACATAACAATGTCCTGCATAAAGGCCCTTCCGGTCTGGTCAACATTTGCTTCTACCGTTAAACAGTTATTAAGCCCGCTCTCGATGACCTCCTTGAATCGGTCGCTGCCATCCAGTCGCACATGCTGAACGGTCATAGATGAGACATCCAGCGCAATACGGTTATAGACCGAGGTAATGATCGAACGCTCATTTCCACGGCTGAAGAGTGGACGGTCGGGGCGATAACCGTAACTCGGCCCAATCGACATCCGAGAAACATAAGAATCTCGGTTCATGAATGTATTCCATGCGTGCTTTAGCCGCGTGGCAACTGTCATTTCCATTCGGAACTCATCACCTCCTTCATGGCATAAAAAAATTCCGCAGACCGTTCAAAGTCTGCGGAGCATGGTAAATGATTTAGCTCTCCATTGTTCCCTATTCAAATGCTTCCGGATTCCGCTTGTAAGCGATATAGGCATCCATCATAGCCGACACAGCGTCGATCTTCTGCTCATACCGCTTCTTCATCAGCTTCCGGTTTCCGTTGGTATCTTCCATGGCGATGCAGTTACCCATGGCATAGGTCATCAGCTCTTCGTCAAAGAGGAGCATCCGGTCTTCGGCCAGCTTCTTCAGCTCACCCAATGGAACGGACTCCGTCTTTGCGCCCTGAATGACTTTCTCAATGCCGAACGGGCCGTTCTCAGCCGCCCAGCGTTCCACAAACTCCTTGGCGTTGTATGGGTCATAGCCAAAGCAGCGGACATCATACCCACACGCAACGATGTACTCGTCCAAGTCCTCATAGACCTGCATCGGGTCCAGAACCGTTCCATCCAAAACGACAAGACTGCCCTCATCCATGAATTGCTCATACTTATTACGCATAGCAGCAGGAAGCTTATTTAGTGTTCTGGAAGTAATGTAGTTTCTGGTCTTCACACCAAAGGAACCGTTACGTAGCGGGAACAAAAAGGTGAACGAACAGAAGTCGTCACCCTGAGAAAGGTCTCCACCAAGCGCGCAAGCCATCTGCCAGTAATCGCGTTTGCGATGCGGCAGTGTCTCTTCGTAGGTGAAGTAATAGGTATAACCCTCCATCGGCAATCCGAAACGCTTGGCAAGAATATCATTCCTTGCGGCAGGCGCTTTCTCGGCGCGTTCCACATCAAGCTGATAAGTCTCGTAACTTACCGTCTTTCCGATGTTCGGGTTTGCCTTCATCCACATCTCCGGATAGCCGACCTCGTCGACAGAGTCGAGCTTGTACCACCAGATCGAAACATGCGGGTTTGGATAATCCCCTTTGAGAATGCTCATAAGCTCCATTTTGATGGTATCGCCGGCGCCGTTACGAACAGTACCCTCTGAACTGGTGGCCACGATCAGATAGTCGTCCACCTTGGAAGCGCCCTGCTCAATAGCGCCGATAACATCCTCGCGAATGTCGCCGGAGAGCCACTCGTCTACGGTTGCGATCTTGCATCGAAGACCTTGCAGCTTGTTGATCGACATGGGGCGGATCTCAATGAGAGAGCCGGTCAGAAAGTTCTCAATGCCTTTCTTGGTCGAGGCCAACTTGACGCGATTGGCCTGTGAACCGGTCGTGTTCTGGAGCGAGCCTTGGGTCAGAAATTGGAATACGGGGCCGCGGGCTCTTGTGATGGCAGTGCGGATCGGTGACATGACCTCTTCGGCAAGCTTCATGGTCGGAGCTGTCGTGATCTGATGGGTCGTACTTGTGTCTACATTCTCAAAGAATGATTGGATGCACGAATCATAGATCGACTTAGCGGCTCCTCGTCCGACGATCAGGTATTGCTTGTTCACAAGCCGCTTCTTGATCATCTTCTTGACATAGTGCCCACCTCGTCCGTCAGCGTTCGGCTCATAGACCGTTCGCTCCACAAAGTAATACCAGCCGAATACCTGCTCGCCCCACAGCTTGAAGCTGTCAAGGAGGTGAAGATCGGAACCATCCGTCAGGGTCATCTCTGCCTCGCAATACTTGATCCAGCCCTCAACGGCTTTATCATCGTAATAGATTCCTGGATTTGCGATCAGATCGTCGATCCGGTTCATCTCCATCGAAATCTCTTTGCAGACAGGGATCTCACCACGAATCACCGCTTCACGAAACTTTCCGTAATACCGGGGAACAGCAGTATTCGACAGGGCCATTCAGTATTACCCCGCCTTCTTCTGCAACTGCTGAATTGCGAGAGCAATGCTCAGAGCCGAGCTGCCGACAGCCAAAACCGTTCCAGCGTTGTCAAGCACATCGGAAAGATAGCGGCGGCCTTTAGACACCGATTCCTTGGCAAACAGATCGTTGTACTGCCGTTCCAAAAGCTCGCGGTTGATCTGGTCGCGAAGCTCCTTGTCGGTCTTCTTGCTCAGGTCCATCCGCTCTTTCTTCGTAGCATTGCGGCTGTCCTGATCCATCTTCTTCGCCCGATTGACAAGTTCGGAAGTGGCATCCACAGCTTTCTTGGTCGACTCAAGCTTGGAGGGCGGGGTCGGCTTTTTAGTCAGATCCTTATATTTGTTTTCCAGAGATAACCGATTGATTGCCTTTCTAAGGTCTTCATCTTTCATCTCTTTCACAGGATCTTTCTTCTCCTGCTGCTGAGCGCGGCGTTTTCCCTCAGAAGTGTAACTGCCGTCTGAATTCTGGAAACGGCGAACGCCCCATTTCTGGCCTTTGATACCATAGTGGCAAAGTTCATCCATTTTGACTTTCCTCCTCTCTTGCAGCATTATCGGCCGCCACGAAAAGCCGCCACTCAAACTCGCTGATTTGACGGTTCATCGCGTCAACAGCAGAGGAAGCGGTAGGCAGGTCGAAAAGCAGCCGAACTTTAAGGTGCATATAAGATTTTACAAGGGCAAGCCGACCAGGGTCATCCTCCAGAAAGTCAGACCACTTTTCATCAGCCCCTGAAATGGCAAAACCTTTCTTCGGGCCAACTCCCATCTGTCCAAGAATGGAAAAGACAGAGTTGATGTGCATGATAAGGTCAGCATCAAAGTGAGTGTAACTCTCGTCAATTCCGAGAAGCTTTTTCACCGATGTCAGGATGCTTTCAGTCGTATCCATAGATGCACTCCTTACTTGGAAAGGGCAATGTACTTTCTCATACAAAAGCCCTCGACCCCATCAGAAGTGCGAACTTTGTAAAAGTCTTCCGTGGACGCATCCAAGTCAACGCAGACCTGTGTCAGCGCGTCAATGACGACTGCAACATCTGCGTTGATGTCAGGCAGCTTACGCACATTCAGATAGAGACAGTCCGTAACAATGCCGGAGCCAGTATGCGGCTCATTGACCGCTTCTGCCTCAGTGCAGAGTTCCGTCACATCCTGACGCTTACCGCGAAGCTCCTGAATGATGTCCTGCTTGCGAGGATTATTCTGCATAGTTGGTTCCTCCTTTGGTTTAATGTTTCCAGGGACAGGTATCATTCCTTGTCCGCTTAGGTGGTTCGGTGAGCAACAGATTTTTGTCACCGTAGTGAATTGCCTGATGCGTTTCATGGGTCGTTGTGATGAGATACTCAGGGTCGAGTAGAATGTCTGTCCGTTCCAGAAGATCTCTCTGCCGAATCGGGTTCAGATGGTGAATGATGACTCGACCAAATATCTCGTGACCTTCGATGCCAAGGTCGCAGCCAAGATCTCTTGCAATCACCGTGTCTCGAATCTTCTTCCATTCCAGTGACCTGTAAAAGACCTGGTTCATATAACGGTCGAAGCCGAAAGTCGTTTCGCCGACGATGCCGTCAAGCCGAAGATACTCAAAGCGATCTTCAAAGGTTGGAAGAAGAACAAGCTCTGAATAGCTTTTAATATTCATCCTCTTCGTCCTCCTGCCCCTGATAGCTCTTCATAGCCTTGGCCGCCTTGAGGTACAGATCCTCCATCTTGGCGGAGGACTCGATCGCTTCGGCCTTTGCCGCGGCAAGATCCCTCTGCTTCTCAAGCAATTCTTTTTCGATCTGGGCTCTGGTGGAGCCGAGTTTCAGAAAATGGGAAATCACCTGAGAGGAAGCAGTGCCGTTGCGCATTTGCTCTTCGGCAACATCAATGGCTAAGGCGATCAGTTGCTTCTCTCTTGCTTCAGGAGTAAGAGCCGCACGGGATTTAGGTACTTTCTCAGATGATCTTGCGGCCTTTGCCATCCTTGCCACCTCCTCTCGCTGTGTTTGATCATGGTATTCACTGTGTTTTGCATCACTTATTTGGACTTTGAGACAGGGCTTGAAAGAACCCACAGAACTGACTGGCTGAACAAGTTGAAAGGAGAAATCCCCAAATGAAAGATGGAGGTAGAGAAAGCACTTGCATGACCCGGTCGTGGCAATTCCATGGAAAGAAGAACACATCAGGAGGTGAAATATCAGCCCTGTGGGCCCGTTCAAACCCTGTCTCGTCACCCAAAACTCCCGTCGGCTGCCCCAACCCCGAAAAACATTTTTCAAAAATATCCCCCGGAGAATTTTCAAAGACCGCCGCGATGCAGAGGGGGTGCTGTTTTTGCGACCCCCCCTATACCTTTTGGAGAGCAAGGTAGTCTCGCTAAGCAAAAGGTGACTTGGAGTTAAAACTTATCGTGTTGTAAAAGCAGAGCCAAAGATAAAACCTTCCGATTTGAGCGAAAGAGGCTGCTAAAGCCTTTATGCACTAACGGGAGGCGAATCCTTTGTGTCTGCTTTTACTTTTTTATAGATCCCAAGGGGATCGTATTTGATGATGTCGTCAATGGCACGCTCAAGTTCCTGTTCGTTTTCAGCATCTGAAAGCTGATCGGAAGTCCTGGCTATACGGGCCAGGTAGGCGCAAGAGTGATAGCCTTTGCCTTCATCAAAGCGATACCAAGCATCGTACTGGGTAAAGGGATCATACGGATTATCTGTCGTAGTTAGCGCGCATGATTGAGCCATTTTCTCTCACTTCCTTTCATGAATTCAGATACTTGGAAACGGCAGAAGTCGAAATTCCCAAAGCTTCAGCGATTTCAGCATTTGTGTGGCCAGAATTCGCCATTGCTTTGATTCTGCTAATGCGAGCATCGGACAACTGCGTTGTTCTTCTCGGCGTTGCTCGTTCTCTGACAGTTTTCGGTTCGGCATAACGCAAGATCTCGCTCAAAGTTGTGTCTGAAATTGCACCAGACTGAATTGCAGTCCATTCGCCATCGCTGATTGTAATGCGAGTTCGCTTTCCGCTTGCACCAGTAGAATTTCTGGCATCACTGATGGCAGCACGACGGATCTTGGAAATCTCATCTTTGTCAGTAATGTTGTTTGCCTGAACCTTTGCTTTTACACGAGCATTTGCAATTCGTTGAGCTTCTCGTTCAAGAGGAGCATTCAACTGTGCGACCTTGAGAGCAGCCATAAGGCGGTTCACTTCGGGCTCAAAGGCCTTGGCCGCACTGGCAGAGCGCTTCAGAGTAGGGGTAGCCTTGTATTCAAGACGGGCCTTGTTGGCAAGGTCTTTCATCTTGTTGGCATAGTCGGCATAGGCCTCTTCCTGAAGCGTTCCAGAAGACATCGAACGAACATCATCAACTGCGAGAATGCGTTTAACCTTAGTGGTTGCCGCTACCGTCTTTCCGGTACGGGGGTCCACATAAGTTCTGCCGGACTCCTTGTAAACGACTTTTCCTGTCAGAGGATCAATGACACCGCTGCCCTGACGCTCCGGTACCTCAACATCCTGCTTTCTACGGGATAGGAGGGTAGAGGCGCCGCCATGGTGGCCAGTCTCGTCGTCAAAGCCTTGATACTTCTTCTTAAGCTCGGCGATGCCATTATCTTTCTCAGACTGCCGGTAGTCGAGCTTGTGCTTGGCCGCATCAATGACAACCATGCTGTGTTTGACCGCTCTTGCGATCTCAGGCTCAGTAGCGCCTTTCAGAGTCATGTCAGTAATGAGATTTGAAATCTCACCCATCTGTCTCTGTGTAGCAGCACCCTTTGCAAGGAGCCGAACGCCAGTCTTGCCCTCAGTCGAGTAATCAGTCTTAGGATCGAAATCTTTCAAATCCTTAAGGGCGGGGGTAGATTGGATCTTCACCCTCCCACCGGTCGGAATGACAACGACCTGGTCGCCATCAAAGTCAGCACCAGAAAGACGCTCTGCAACCTTAGGATTGATACCCACAGCATCCCGAATGTTCTTTCCGAGAACGGAAACGGCAGTCGGGTTTTTGTTATTGACCGTAAGCTCAGGGATCTCAAAGGTACCACCATGCGGATAGCGAATTAGCACGACCTTTTCGCCATCACGATAGTTCGGGGCAAAAATCTCAGTCTCTTTCATCGCATTGAGCGGTAGTATGACCTGCGTGCTCTGACGAGGGAGAGCAGCCGCTTTCAGATGGACAGCAGCCGAGTCGCACTCATCCGCAAAGTCTAACAGGAGCTTCCGCTTTACGGTAGGATTGTTCAACGAACAGATCTCCGAGAACTCGTCAGCAGCATCAGCGTAAGTCAAATCCAACTGCTTCTTGATAAGCTGGATGGGCTGCTTGGAAAGGAACTGGGAAGAAAGATTTTTACTCATCTTGTCCCAGTCGCCCTCTTCTTTCAGCTTGTTGATCGCAGAAAGTTTCTCATTGCCGTCGGCGTCGATATAGTGACTCTGGCCATTAGCCTTAATTAAGGCCCCGAAAGGGTTGTCGGGATCATCCTGAATTTTCTTCAGAACATCCATCTTAGGTGTTCCGGTATGCTTGTTGGTGTTAAAGACAATGTCTGCGCCATCGGGCATATCGTCAGAATACATCGCCATTCCTTTGAGGTAATGAGTACCATCCACAAGGATACGAACCTGAGCATAGTGAGAATCTCCCAAATCAAGGTCAGCAACGCCGCGACGAATCTCAATGACACCGTCTTTCAGTGCGCCACCCTCATCGCCATAAAGGATCTTCACACGGCTGGAATCAATGCTCGCCGGATACTCACGCTTGTCCCAAGACTCGCCACCATCAGTAGAATGGTAGTCGCCAACAGACTTCACCAAATCAAGGTTTTGATAAACCTCTCTCTGGTCAATCTCAGGAACGGAAATAACGGGGGTGATCGTGCGTTTCTTCGGGTCGTTTACCTGGGGAACGCCGACGCCATAGCGGTTATAGCCCTCGGTTTCCAAAATGAAAAGAGCCTCTTGAAGAACACCGGTAGAAACACCAAGCTGCCGCTCAACTCCGGTGCCCACATCAATGGCTCCTTTTTCCGCAAGCTCTTTCTTCAGAATCTCTGCCGTGGCTTGCGCCTTATTCTTATTGGCTGCCGTATTCTCATTCAGCAGTGCGCGAACAGAAGAGTCATTCGCATAACCGAGGATTGAGGCGATCTCATCCAGCGTCTTACCGTCTTCCCGCAAAGAACGGGCGCGGTCTGCCTGAAGAGCACGGCGTTCATGCTTTGCGACGCGAACCTGCATCCGCAAGTCAGTCGTCGAAAGATGAAGTTCATCAGCAATCTGTTTTTCAGTTTTGCCGAGCCGCTGAAGCTCTTCAACGCGAGCAAGAAAGTCGCCGCCATGTTGGTAAGGGTTATCACCGGAACCCCACGGATAGCGCCCAGAGCGCCGTTTGACGCCATAGTGCATCAGAATATCTTCCTCTACGAGGTCCATAGCTTAACCCTCCTCTTCTCTAATTTTGTTGATGACCTTATCGGCTGTGATGATCCTGTCCATGATTGGCAGAATATCCTCAACAGTCGGCTTATAGTACAGAATTTGGTCGTGCTGGTAGATACGCAGTTCCATTTCAATGTCGGCTGGACGAATATGATACTCCAAACAGAACAGAGCGGCATAGACCTCCAACTGTTCAATGTGAGCATCAATTTCTCCGGTCTTCAAATCATGGATGCGAAGAAAATTATTTCGGAAGCAAATTGCGTCTGTCGTTCCGAAACAGTTCGGGGAATAGTAGAGGATCTGTTCCGGCGTCATCTTATAACCGATAGCGTCATTCACATACATGTTCAGAGTCTTCTGAGACTTAGGAAGTTTCTGCCCCAAAAGAATACACTGAGCGGCGAATGCGTGAAGAACAGTTCCTTTCTGTGTTGCCAGAAATCTCACATAGGAGTCCGCGATTTTATCGTCGGTGTAATTGATCCAGTGATACTTACTTGCACCAAGGAAGGCGTGCTGACCTTCAAGGTTGGAATGCCTGTTGAAGTTCATTCAATACCTCCTCTTTATTTTCCGGACACACAAAGCGAGAGAATGACATATCATTCATCTTCTCGACATAGTAGTCCTGATTTGGGCGCTTCTTAGCTGTCGCAGACCTCTTGCATTCGAGGGAGGCCCACTTCTCGCCATAAAGGATCAACAGATCGGGGAGCCCCTGAATCTGGTCCATCTTGAAAACCATGCATCCAGGGAACAACGCTTTCAATGACTCGATTAAACGGTCTTGAAATCCGCTCTCAAGTCTGGAACTTCTGGCCACGAAATGACCTCCTTTCGACAAAAAATAAAATGGAGAGAGGGAAATGTGTAACACATCTCTCTCTTCTCCATAAAAGACCCTGTTTTTTCTGCGAAAGCCAAAAAGGGCATAAAAAAGCCGAGACACCTTTTCAAGCGTCTCGGTCAAATATCCAGAGGGTCAGCTATTATTTCGCAGATACCGAATGAGTATCCAAATCAGCCACAGACCTCCTGTGCAGAAAGTAAGTATCACATCGAGGATCAGTCCACCAGTGCTACGCTTTCCGTTACCTTTACTCATGCTGTCCGTCCTTTCTCATAAATCCGTTATGTTGTCATCATCAATGTTGTTGCTTTCTTTCAGTGCGATGTTACCTCCAAGACTCGAAGCCAAAGCCACAACAATGGCAGCAGCTACGCCGCCGATAATCCCAATGAGCTTCAAACGGTTCCTCGATTTTTCAGAGTCCTTATCCGCTACCGCTGCGGCAACTTCCTGCATCTGATCGAGAATATAAGTCTTCTGCTCAAATGTCAGGTCGTCGTTGTCCAGCATTTTTTCAAGAGAATCCATCACGCGGTTATACATATCGTAACAACTGCGCATACTCTCTCGATCGTCTTCCATCGCTTCTTGGATGACGCTGCGGTACTCTTTCAAAACATCAAGTGAAGTCGAAGCGAAGTTCGGAAATTGCTCAAGAGCTTTCTTTGCAACTTCGGGGTTCATCTTCGGAACCATTGTCGCAAAAGCAATGACTTTTTCTTTTGTCAAATGTCTGAAATCTGGAATATCCAGTTTCTTGAGAACTTGCTGTTCAGTGTAAGGCCGTGCCACGCTCCGTCCTCCCCTCGTAAGAGTGCAAATAAAAAAAGGTGCGCCCCAACGAAGAGACGCACCCTGCAAAAGCGCATCTCTCATTGCTGCGACACAATCCTCTTACCACCACTATGGGTATAACGAGTTAAGAGAGAAACACTTGTTGCCAAGTAATTCTCCCATAGTGAAGCGGATAAGAAGATTTAATTGTGTCGCAAGCTCAGTATATCACACTCGCGCACGAAAAGGAAGTCAGAGTTTTTGAGGAAAAATCAGGCTTTGGCCAAAAGCCCACTTTTTCTCGTCACTTATATATATTTTTTACATTTTTTCTTCACGCTAATTAAAGAAAAAAGTGGGAAAGTGGGCAGAAAGCCCGCAAAGCCTTGTGTATCAACGGTTTCAGCCTGCCCACTTTTCAAATAAAACCGGGCAAAAACCCACTTTTTTTGGCCAGAACCGTCTCTACAAGTCTCTCAACTCGCCCAAATTTATCAAGTTTCCGAAAGAAAGTGGGCAGGAGCCCGTTTTTCAAAACAAAAGTGGCCACGATTTTTGCGCATGAAAGAGCCCCGAATTCTATCTTAGATTAGACAGAACCGGGGCAAATTCACGCAGTTTTGCTAAAATGATCTTCGCTGATAAGGGAGGTTTTTTGTCATAATTGGGATGTAGTCGTATCGCTTGAACGACTTTTTGGAGTGTTTCTGAATAGATTGACCGTACTTTTTAGGCGGCATTCCGTATCGGTTTGGCCAGAGCACATCGTCGTCGAGGACGGCTGATACAGTTACAGTGACAGCTTCCCATGCATCAACAATATCAGCAGCCAACTGATTGATGGCTTCGCTAAAGGCCTCAAATGCCTTCACAATATCTTCAGTAGGAAAGTTAAACATTTTTCTACCTCCATACTCGTCCGGACCGTTTGTCGATCAGAACGACACGACCTTCGATCTCGAAGTCTGCCAAGTCGCACACATCCTTGATAGATCTGAGCAACTTCTTAAAGCGAAGCTCCTCGATTTCAAGGTTTATCATGGCCTGGTAGGCTGTTGGATCGGAGTAGCCCTCCGCATTTTTTCGGTCGCTCATTGGTCACCTCTTTCTTTCTCCCACTTTTCAAGATCACAGCCGATTTCTTTCAGCTTGTAGGTACAGAGCCAGACATCGTCGCTCTGCTCCATCTCATAACGACGGATCAAAGCCTCGATGCCGCGGGAGAAGTTGTCATAGAATTTTTTAAGCCGCTTGTTGCCGAAGCCGAGCTGTTCACGCAGCTCCCACAGAACCAGAGCGTCGATCTCTCGAATATGCTTTCGATCGTACTCTGCGAGCTGTCGCTGTATCTCCATGTCCATAGCCTTTTTCTCGGCAGCGGACATCACGGCTCCGAACACTCTTTTTCCGGCTTTCTTTACTTTCATGAACGGGCCCTCCTATGATCCAGTTTTCTTTTGCGAAGAACATCGGAACTCCGAAGAAAAGAGAAAGGAGAAGGACCGTACCATCCTTCTCCAAAATAACGACCGGCAAAGATGCCAGCACCATCAATACCGCATAGATCTTGTTGCGGATCAGTTCGCGCTTCCACATAATCATTACTCCTTTATCAGTGCGATGTTGGCGGAATGAACCAGATATGTAGTTCCGTCAATTTTTACCTGAATCTGATCGCCGTCATCATAGTCTTTCCAGCTCTCGATTTTCCCGCTAATGACAGAACCATCGGGAAGAGCCAGGATAGCATTGTCATAGCTGAATGTCGTGTCGATGACTTGTCTGTTACAACCCGTCAGGAACATCAGCATCATGGCGACAACGAGGAGGATCGCCGCAAGCATACAAAGCGCTCTCTTAGCTTTCATCTTACTTATCCTCCCCAACAGTATAGATAGGCTTGTCATAAGCGTACAGAGTCGCATGACTCTCATCCGGTGTATCCATCTCCAATACAGTCATGATGGCATAGTTTGCGAGATCGAGCAGCGTATCACGAATGGACTCATCCGTAACTTGCTGCTGGTCACGGTCATTGCAGGAAAGGCGGGACAGGGTCTTGAAGCGGGAGAACTTATCCCCCAGACGGATACGGGCCATAGCGAGACCTTCCTCGACGAAAGTGGTATGAAAGCTGTCGCCATAGTCATGGTTTTTGCGCGCGTAGAGCTCGTTCAGCCCATCGCAGATTTCCTTATGTTTTAGAACTTTTTCGTTCATTGCGATCCTCCTTAGTCTTTCATAGGCGACAGGCCAAGTCGTGTCCGGTAGTCATTGTGAGAGATCAGACCGCTGGCTCTCATGTTGCGGAGTGTCTCCTCGTCCGGCCACGGGAAGACCGAAACAGAAACACCGCTATCAGGCGAAATATAAATGGACACAGATCGGTCACGAGCCGCCATTGCTTCATCAATGATTGAGTGGATTTTTTTCTCATCCATTTTCACAAGCTCCTTTCAAATATCATTCACTCTGCGATGCAGACTGTGTTCGGCATCAAAACCATCGGGATAGCGGGCGCGGAGCTTATCAATGTTCATCTGGAAGATGGTCTCCAAATCATAGCCGATAGCTTCTGCACTGATGGCCAGATACCATGCGACATCGCCAAGTTCTTTTGCCATGTGTTCGCTATCGAAAGCGTGGCCCTGGTAAAGATGCTTTTTGAGAATATCAATGCATTCTCCGGCTTCGCCGTTCAGACCCATCAGGCCGTTGAGAATACGAGGGTATTCCTTAGACATTCCGGATGCGGTCCGAAGTGCTTCTTTCTGGTACTCATTAGGTGTCATAGTCGTTACACTCCTGAAAAAATATAAAAAGAGAAGAGCCTACGTTTCCGTAAGCCCTTCCCCTGGGTAGAGATTAGAATTTCAGCTTTTCGTTGATCTTCGCGATTTGCTTCTCAGCCTTTTTCTGAATCTCGGTGTTCCCGGCTGCGATTGCCAGGTCAAGGATTTCCTGCCAGTCTTCTAACTGGTCAAGCAGCATACCCTTGTACTGGTTATCTGTCATACCCACAGAATCACCACCATCCAGAAGGTGAGAATCGTTGCGTTCAGACATAGCCTAACAACCTCCTTCCATAATAGGCGATGTACTTTTTGCGCATGATTTCTTTTTTATGATTGTATCATAACAGCCGGAGTGGTGTCAAACGGCAGTGCCGGTAATCAACGCAGAATAAGGCAGTCCCTCAATCCAGTCGCAGAAGGTATGCCACTCGTCGAGCTTATGGTTCCGTCGGCTCTTGTAGATGTTGGCCAGTACCTCATAGTTGAGCATGACTGTTCGCCGCTGGTTGTAAGAGGAGGGGAGGAGCTGGATCATCTGCCACCAGTATTTCTTGTCTTTGGTTTCGAGGTATTTCTTACGACAAACATTCAGACAAGCGATAGTTTGGTTGAGATGTTGAATCGGAGTACAAGGATAGATGATTGTAGGATTTACTTTTTCTTCTCCCCAATAGGAAAGTAAATGCTCACATGAGAAATTCTCCAGCGTAAATTCTTTCTCTGCGATCTTGTGCATCGTGGAGCAGGAATTGGCCACGGTCCCCACCTTGTAGGTATCGAACTCCTTCCACCAGTACAGCGGGGCAGTTATATCGAGATACACAGTGATCATCCGCATGAACTTACGATGATCCGTACCAGCGTTGCGGAGGGCCATCATGAGTTGCTTATCGTTGGGGCCAATGCAGAAATTTTGCTGGCATTCTCCGCAACATTTTTCTTTCTCATAAGGACATTTTGGGCCACTATCGCTTTTCGCCCACGAGTTCTTAGGGTTCCTCATGCCTCGAATGGCGTGCTCCCAGCCGAGAACTTCGGCGTTTTCAATCTTCAGCATTTGCTTCTCCTTTCCTTAACGCCTCATTGTGCTTTACAAGCGCACAGAGAGAGGCATTCTCCTCATCGCAAAACTTGATAGAAACAGGGTCGACACGACGCACACCATCTTTGAATTCGACAATGCCATAAACCTGCCCAATCTGACCAGCAGGATGCCCTCCACGAAGCGGGCTTGCGTCGACAACCTTGCTCCACCGCTCCCAAAGATGAAAATATCCGAGCTTACCATTGACTTCGCAAAGGCGTGTCGGGAACTCAACATTCATTTTAAGCCCGGCCATTACAAACCTTCTTTCTGTTGGCCGCGAAGAACCTCAATGCAGTCGCAGTCAACCGTAACAGCTTCGATATTCATAGCAGAGAGCATCATCTGAAGCTCGTCTACGAGATACTTTTCGCTCTTACCAAGGCCGCCGCTTGCGAGAAGACGGATATAGTTCGTCACCGTGATGGGAACAGGAATTTTCTTACCCATCTGAGCAGCGAGCAACTGAATGTACTTGGCCATCGGATAGGTAGCCACAACGATGGTGGCACCGGTCCTTTCAGACATTTCGATGAGCATAGTTGTTTTGCCGCTTTGCCGTTCGCCGATATAAATGGTGCTCATTTGGAAGTCTCCTTTCTCGTTCTTGCCAAGACCTTCTTTGCCTGAGAAGTGGAGCCAAAGACTCGCTTCGTAACGGCAGCGCAGAATCCGGCATAGGGATCATTGTGATCACCTTCGCCACAAGAAACGATAGTCTTGGTTCCGTCGAGCCAGAACACGATCGTTTTAGGACCACTGAAAATGACCTGCTTTACGCCGAGCGATGCTCTGGGGGCTCCGAAAGTGAAGTTGAGGAAAGCCTTAGCAAGAGCCTCCGGAATGATTGCATCGTTATGTTTCGGTGTATCAAAGAACGAAGGTTTTACATTTTCTTTCTTGAACCAGAAGAGTCCATAGCCGCTCGCAGGGTTTTTAAGGTCAGAGAACTCAACCCCGACTCGATTATCTGCAAGTTTCTTAACTATGCCGAGTTTTCCGGCGTATTTACCTCCATATTCGTCGCTGCGTCTAATACTGACAATTGTACCAATACCTGCCATATTTTTTCTCCTTTCTAAATAGATTCTCATTCGAGCCATTCGTTTTCTCGTTCATAGAATTTGAAAACTATTACGCCGGTTCCTATAATCCAAAATATCCAGAACACAACAGTGTTAACGCCTTTTTCCAGTCTTTCAATAGTCTCATCAATAGTTAAACCTTCATAGAATGGGCTGCTATCAGAGATAGTGTTGTCAGAAAGGGTTGTAAAGATGGTTCCTGTATGTGTGATGCCGATACCGTAATATTCATACCGAACGTGACCGGATTCGTATATGGTGTCAATGTATCTCGTTCCGGGTAGTTCAAATTTGGAGATTGGAAAAGTAGCTTCACAGAAAGAAACAGTCGATGCTGCTTTTGACTCTTCTCCAGCATAATCCCAACTCCAATAGGTCTCGATGGTATATGTAGTGTTTCCGTTTGCATCCGTGTGCGCAACTGTGCGAGTATGCATCGTATAGCGCTTTTTGATTTTCTCAACATACATATAGGAGCCGTCAATCTCTGGATAAGAAACAGGGTCAACTGCTTGAAGTGTCCCGTAGACGAATGCGTTCCCGACGTTTGTTCTCATGCCATAGGAAAACATCTCTTGATTATCAATTTTGACCGCCTTGTTATAGACCTCATTTCTATCCATTTGACGTTCCGTTATTTTTGCCGAAATAAGAATCCCGACCAGTATCATGACGGCAATAATCGAGATACTGGCCAGAACTTCTCTTTTTGTAATTTCAAAATTACGCATAGTCAATCTCCGAATAGGTTCTGCGGAGCATCAACGGGAGCATTGTAGTCGAGGTAGTCATAGGTTTGCATTTCATAACCGAGAATATTGAGAAAGAGACGAGCCGGAAATTGGCGTACATAGCGATTGTATTCCTTGACCTGTTTGTTGAAATTACTGCGATATTCTGCAATCAGGTTCTCAGTAATGGAGAGCTCATTCATAAGTTCCTTATAGTTTTCGTTTGACTTGAGCTCTGGATAGGCCTCGGATACAGCAGTGATAGCTGTTGCAACATTTTCAATATCTCCAGAACTTCCGCGTCCCTCTACAATGGCAGTCAGAGTTTCGGCCTCGTGCTTATCGTATTGCATGACACAGTCGGCGAGGTTGTAGACTAAGTCAACTCGCCGTTTTTCCTGAACGCGAATATCAGACTGTGCGGTATTGACCTGTTCTTCCAAGGTAAAGGCCTTGTTCTGAGTGCCCTGCACAGCAAAAACGCAAAGAAGGACAATCGCCAAAATGCCAGCGAGAACAATGAGAATGAGTTTGGTATCTTTTTTCATTAGGTTTCTCCTTTCAAATATCAGTGGTTACTTCTTGTCGATCCGGTTAGCTTTTCTCTCTTCGTACTCAGCCTGCTCGATGCGAACCATGCCGTCCGGACCATCTTTGAAATATCCATTCAGATCAACGACCTCGCCATTAGGAAGAATAAGCTGGAGATAGCCGACGGTATCGAAGTCGCCATTTTTCTCATCGGTCAGAAACTCTTCGACGATGATCTTGAACTTCTTGTCCGCCGGGAAGTACGGAAGCGTGATCGGATACATCTTGTCGATAAGGCGAGTACCGAAGCCGTTTCTGAACGGAATATCAGGGCTTTCTTTGTTGATGAGCTGAACACGGTTGACATCCGAGTAAGTGACCGTACCGTCCTCGGCGACATCCTTAAACAGGCTGCTCATGCGCTTGCACTGGAAGTGCTGGATAGGATCGTTCTCACCAAACTCGACCTTAGTCCAAATATCAGGATCGTCCTCAATGGGGGTAAGGCATTTGCCGTCGATGAGGCGGTTCAGGATGCTCTTTGTGATCTGAATGCTCATACCGGAGTGGCCGTCGCGTTCCAAAGACCGATACGCTCTGAGGGCACTCTCATAGCACGCAACACCGTAATCCCAGTCGTCTTTATCTTCGGCACTTTCGCGTTCTTTCTGAGAAGCAATAGCAACTTCACGAGCCGCCCAATCACTCTCGTCATCCGTAATGGACAGTACCCGCTCGACATCCTTATCGGTATGGCCGTCCCACTCAGGGGCAGTGGCCACCTCTTTGCAGTGGAACAGGTCCCAGTCCTTGTCCTCGTAATGATAGGTATAGGGCCCCTTTGGCGTGTCGATGCCAACGATGAACCAGCCTCCTCCAAAGGGAGCCTCGCCATCCGAATGCTTGTGGGATTTCCAAGCAAGCGTCGGGAAAGTGTTCACCAAGGCTGCGAAGAGGATGAGCCGCTGATGATAGAGGGAGTTGAAAGTGTGGAACCCATCGGAGAATTCTCCGATATCTTTCTCGGACATCAAGACTGCGCGATCATCCCAATATTCATTTGCGAAGATCTTCCGGCAGTCAGTCCCAAATGCTTTGATAATTTCGGGCAGATTCTCATTGACAGCATCGAGGTGGATGCCCTGCTCCTTGCAGAACGAGAGTGCTTTTTCCAAAGGTTCGCCGACGCGGTTCGTCCAAAGAATGATTTTGGCGCCAGCTTCCTGTTCGGCCTTAACCTTGGCGATGTTTTTTTCAATCGGCGCACCGATCTCAGGCCATTTGTTTTCAACCAAAGTGCCATCGAAGTCGACAGCAATAATTTTTGCGTTATTCATAATTTCTCCTTTTCATGTCATGCAGCTTTCGGCATCGGCGCAGTAGACCACTCAACAAAGCGACCCTCATTGAAGTTCTTCTTCTCCTTGAGTGCCTTGCTGATCGCCAGATCAATGCCGGAAAAGCTCTTTAGATGGAAGTAATAAAGGTCACTGAATGGCGTCGTCAGACGGTCGATTCGTCCGGAAGCCTGAACCATGACCTTATAGGAATAGTTCTGCGAGTAGAAGATGATCGTATCAGTGGTAATGCAGTTCCAGCCCTCGCAACCGGCCGTGTACTGCACGAGATAAACCCATTTGTCGCCGGTCGGGATCTCTTGATGCTTGTGACCGTTCCATTCAGCGACTTCAGTCCCATCGGGGTAACCAAGATTTTTGAGAATATCAAGCTCGTAGTCGAAATTGTAGAAGATGATGACTTTAGGGTGATCTTCCATGATCTCCAGCACGGCCACGCTTCGGGACTCGTCCGAATTTACCACGCGGCGCCAGTTCATACAAAGCTCAGAAGCCGTTTCAATAGGACGGTCTTCCCAAGGGTTCCAGCGGTTTCGAGAAATATCTTTGTAGAGCGGAATGTTGTAGGAAACAGGCACATCCTGATGATGCGATGTGGTGTGCCGCTCGAACTCCATCGTCACAAGAATGCGATTGCGCAGACGGATCAGCCGTCCGGTGTTGATGTATCGGTCGACCTTTGGATATTTCGATCTCCAGTCATAAATCACATGCTGGTCGATGAAATCGGTCTTGTTCCGGTAGAATCCATTTGCGATGAAGACGGGGATATAATCCTGCCAGGTATCTCCGGGGGTAGCGGAGAGCAAGATCCATTTATTCACCTTGGCGATTTTCAGGAATGCTTTTGTCCAAGCCCCGTAACCGACGACACGCTGCTCGTCAAATATAAAGAAACTGTTTTTTACATCTTTGTACTTGCCGATGTTGTTCCACGAGTCGATGACGACCTTGTTCTTGTAGTAATTGCAGTCCTCATGGGTGGAGAGCAGGAATGGAGCCAACTCGTTCTCCCATTCACAGGTATCGCGCTTGCGTGCCGTGGTGATGATGTAAATATCAAGCGGATTTTTCATCGGCCCATCAGGAATATCGAGGTTTCCGCCTTGCTGAAGATAGTAATAGGCGAGAGCAGTTCTGGATTTACCGGAACCGACCCCGCCGCATAGAATGCAACCGTTCTTCATTTTTTCAAGGGCGCTGCGCTGATGATCGTACAGACTGATACTCATGACTTAGCCATCCCGATTAACGCTTCAATATCTGAAAGAGTCAGCTCAAGGTCACTCCAGTCATAGTCCTCATATCCGTCCTCTCCAAGATCTCTTGTCGGAGATACCATTACGGTTGCCGCATAAGCTTCGGGGCAATTCAGCGGATACTCAACACTGATTTCGGTGTGAACAGCATCAGGATAGAGGCCTTCGAGCCATTCTTTTGGCGCGATAAAGTAGAGAGTCATCGTCTCGTACTCATCGCTTTTGTATTGGTCTTCAAGAATGACTTTTTTCGTGTCAAAATCTTTAATGGTCATCGCTTTCACGCTCCTCTCGCAAAATATCCATCATTTGACTGACAACTCGACGAGTGTGCCAAACATCGCTGAAATACATAGGGGTGAACCAGTAGTTCTCCAGTGAGTCGCCGTTTCTAATTGGATCGGTAAGAGAATTGCCGACCTTGACGAATCCGGCGACGCCGAGGAGCGATAACTGAATATAGCACATGAGCGCGACTGTCTCCTCGATGTCCTGAGCCGAGAAGAGAATATGGTTCTGGAAGTTAAAGCCGGCCTTTTCAAGGTCGTTTCGTGCTACATTGGCAGCAGCTATCAAAGTCGCACCACCTCCGCAGCAATCATCGTGAACGGTGATAAAGCCGCTTTTTTCGACCTGTTCCGCAACATTACCCATTGTCGCAAGCGCCATGAAGTGACAAACATTATAAGGAGTAAATATCTGCTTAAGTTCGTCGCTTCCGAGCCTCATCCGCATATAGACTTCACCAAGAAAGTCCTGGTCCGGATTTTTCTCCAACGCGACCGTCATTTCGGCAAGAAGCTCCGGGAATAACGCCTGCTCTTCTTTGCGGTACTTGGCGATTGCTTTCAGATAACGGTCTTCTCGCTCATCATAATGTGTCTTATCAACAGCATTGGAGAATGCGCAGGCCGTCATCAGAACGAAGTCCTTCCAAATGTCCCAAGGTCGATTTCGCTCGGACACGAGCTTGTTGAATGTCTCGATGAAATACTTCTTGTCGTCCGCCCTTGGCGAGGAAGCTTTTTTCGGAGCTGGCTTTTGTGACTCTTTTTGCTGATTTGCTGAAATATCAATTTTCGGTATCTCAGGCGGAATGAACGGCTTTGGCTCATACTTTGGGAGCGACTTAGCCGGTTTCGCCTTATGAACCGCTTTCTTCTTTTTCTTAGGTTTCCAGAAAGGCATGGGGTCCTCCTTTCAAAAAGTTAAAGGGACGCCGGCTACCTCCTAACCAGCGTCCCCGCAATGCTTTTACTCCTGGGGATATTCGCTCGCAGCGTACTTCTCGGCGAACTCGTCTTCCTCGATGGTGACATACATCGTCTTGAGGTAGGCCTTCACGCCGCTCTTCTCGTTCTTGGTGCCCTCCTGGATAATCCAGTTATAGGGGCGGATGATGAGATCCACATTGCTGATCTCGGCAAAGTCGAGCGCGCCAATGGACTCTTCGTCGAGAGGCGTCTGCTTGCGGCGGGTGACCATGACGACCTTGGGCGGGAAGTTCTTGAAGCTCACCGCGACCTGGAGGTAGTGGCGAGGCTCATCTCCCTCCTCACGGGGAGGCATTACGCGGACATTCCAGCCGTCATCAATGAGGCGCTGGATATCGTTGGGGTCTTCGAGGATGACGCAGAAATTGCGGTCACCGGCACGGTTGTATTTATCCTCCTTACCGGAAAAGTTCCGGAAGATAATGCGGGCATTTTCGATGATAATGTTGTCAGTAGCTTTACGACTCATAATTAAGACTCCTCTCAACTGTTAAAACGGATATTGGAATGGACTATAATGGGCTCGTTCACGAGCTTCCTTGTGTGTCAGTTCCTCTTTTTCAATGCAGAGGGCACAGATGTTTTTCATGGGTTGCGGCTTCTTTTTCCACCGATAAATGTTCTCGCAGTTTCTCAGTCCACATCGCCTGCAAGTAAACCAGCGGAGACCGTCTTTTGTGAAGTTTTTCTCCATGTGTTTACCTCACATCAAACGGTGTACTGTCCTCTTCGTGGGGTTCTCCGGGGCCGAACCAAGGCGGCGTGTCAGAAACATACGGATCTTCGGAAACAAACCACTCGAAATCGCCATACTTGGAAATATCAGTGGCCGCGGCATCAACGAGAGCATCATAGTATCTCCGGTCGATGCAGTCTTCCTTTCCGAGAATCTTGACCATCTCAGATTCCATCCACAGATAGTCCTTTGTTCCAACGACGGAATCGTACTTGACATTGCCGTTCTTATCGGTGTTCTGGCGAACGAGCGAACCTCCGCCACAACCAGACTTGATTGGGGTAAACAGTCCGACCTTTCCGATAAACTGCAAAGTATGGCCATTATCAAGCACAAGGTTGTCCTCGGACTGTATTGCCATATCCGGGTTGTTGATATAGGCCGCAGCCTCATCAGGACTTCTGTCGATATAAATGGCAGATGTTACAGACTTCGTCTCACACATATCCTCAAAGTTGATCTCCTCATGCGAGAAGAGCTTCTTGAAGACATACGGGATCTGGAACTGAGTGCCCGTCGCTGTCCATTCGCCGGCGTGTTTGCCATCTTTGTACTTGGCGATATAAACGGCGTTGTTGACGAGGCACATACGATCGTAGGTCGCTTCGTGCTCGAAAATATAACCGTACATCTTGCCGTAGTCCATGACGAACTGAATGATCTCAGGTGTAGCGTCGGGGATCTTGATAGAGTCCGTCTTGATGTGAGCAACAACAAAGCCCCGTTTCTGAACCTCGTGCTTGAGGTTGATCATAAACAGGGCTCCACGCTTGGCGACAATATTATCTTTGTTGCGGTTGTCATGGAACGGGTTCTCGAAGCTGGCCGAAGTCAGTCCGTAAACGGAGTTGATGGCGATTTTCAACGCCTGTGCCAGAGCATCGGCGGCACTCTCGTCCGTCAGATACTTTGACAAAGCGCCGTTCAGCATCTTGCGTGCTTTGTCAAACTCTTTGTGCTTGATAGCGACACGGGCATCACGGATCTCACGGAACCGCTTCGTATAGACCGGCCCGAAGAGATCTTCTGCGATAATGCTGGAGGGGTGCATAGAAGCAATATCCAGCAGAGCGATGTTTCCGTACATACCAGGCTCGGCATAGACATAGCCACCCTCGCCAACTTCCTCGCCGCGATAAGTGGACTTGCCTTTATCAAACTTGTAGCCGGGGAAGATGGGACGATCCTTCTTGTCGAAGGCCGTATAGTTGTCGTACTCTTCCGGCCCGAACTTGAAGGGAAGGTCGTCCATGCTGCAAATCTGGCTGGCATCGCCCATATCGCGATAGTTGAACTGATCCTGCGGATGCTTGTTTCCGCCGAAGATGATCTTGGCGGTCAGAGTGTTCGTAGTGTCGTTGACGGTCATTCCAGCCACATCGGCCAGAATCTCACGAGCGATGAAGTCGGCCTTACGAGCATTGAACACTGCCTCCGTAGCGATGACATCGTTGTCGCAGTATTCAGCGACCTTTTGCCACATGCTCTCCGGAACAGGCTGATCCCACGGAAGACCAAGTTCCTGATGGTGGATACCGAGTTCGATCTCCCATTTTTTCAAGCTCTGTTTCTTCGAGCAGAAGTCATAAACATCAGTATAAGAGACATTATAGGCTTCTCCAAAGAAGCAGTTATTGCTCTTGGATTTCTTCTCGCTGCCGATGATCCGCTGAGACAGATTGTACAGCTGCTCATTGGTATAGCCCATCAGGCGAGCATAGAGGATGTGGTTATCGTACCGCCGGCAGTTGAAACCGATGAGTCGGAACTTCATCAAGCCTTCGATGTCTTCAGAGGTCGGGTTAATCATCCGAACCACAGGTTGCGCGCTCCCTGCAAACTTCCAGTTCACAAGGAAAAGGTTCGGGAATACTTCAACATCATAGAAGACGAGGTCTGCGGTTTCGTTCTTAGCCGCGGGGGCAGCATCAGCAGATTTGAACGGCATCTTATTGACGAGTTTGATGCAATACTCTGCCTGATTGGTGCTGTTTGCGGCAAAGGCCAGAACGGCGTTGCGCATATCGGTGACATCGTAGACCATGCCGCTTTCATACGCATCTGTCAAAATCTTGTGGATAAAGTCGATACTGGGCTTAGTTGCGGGGTGGATCTCCTTATTGAGATTTCTCTTGATTTGAACCCTAAGCCCTTTCTCGCTCTGAACCACCTTGTTGTTTACCATGCTGCTTTCTCCTTTCAATGGTAACCCAGAGCTTATGGTTGCAATAGGTAGGTTGTTGAACTTAGTGAGTTTCCGGCGCAGTGAGCTTTTTCCAGTGAAGACCTTCACCTCAACATGGTCGTCATAGATACGGCTTAGCTTTGTTGGGTCGCCGGTGTAAATATAATGTAGGTGGATGCCCTGACCACCCTTGCTGACCTCGGCATAGGTCGGAGGCCACTTACTCGCCTCTGCCAGGTTCAGGTCAAAGCACTTGTTGCCATTCTCGTCCGGAATATCAAAGTCAATGACGATATGGTTCTCAGGCACCTTGACATAGTGGAGTTTCGAGGTATCCAACTGCGAAAGAGTTTTCGTGACCTTTTCCCATTTCTGTGAGGGCGTTTCCTTGGATGTGGCATACTGAGCAGGACAGTCCGCACAATCCTTGTCAAATGCGGATACTGTCCCATCGAACTGAATCAGCCGAGTTGTAGGCTCTGGCTTATCAATGATGGTCTGCTCCTCGAATTTTTCAGTTCTGAAGCCACTGTAATAGCTCCGAACGCGAGTGCCATCTTCCATACTGAAACGCTCTGTATAGTCGTGGAAATAGTTCTTCAACTCTTCCTTAAATGCTCGCTGGCTGAGAGGGTACGCGACCTTTGCTTCCTCATTGTAGGTCTTATACATCTCCCAGGCAGCCTTGAGCGAAGTGCCGTCTTCACGCTTGAAGACAGGGTAGGAATCAACGATGTAGTTGTAGAAGTCATTGGAGGCTCCCAACATGGCAATCGGAATATAACCGTCGTAGTAAGCGGGATCTTCCAGATAGACCTCTTGACAGTGGTAAGCAATCGGGCCAAGCTCAAACGGGATATGCTTCATGATGGTCTTATACTCGTTCGGCTCGACCTTGTCTCCTGTGGGAGAAACATCAATCAAGCGTCGGATCAGACCGGATTTAGCATCCGTAATACGAACCGGCTTGTTCGTACCCATAAAGAGAAAAGCCTTAAAACGGTTGGCGTAAGTCGATTTGAACTTTTCGTTGACCGTCATCAGCTCGTGCGAAACAAGGCTGTTGAGCCTCGTATTGTCCTCAATACGGGACAGGTCGCCATCGTGCTGAATGGCAACCAGCGGGTTCGTTTTGAACGCCTCCAGCGCAAATGCATTACTCGAAGAACCGAGGGCCTTGGCATCGAATACAGAGTAGTAACCTTCAAAGAGCTGCTGAATGATGTTGAGCACTGTGGACTTACCAGTACCCGCAGCGCCATAAAGCACCATGAACTTTTGCAGCCTCTTGGAGTCACCGGACACGACCGAACCAATGGCCCATTCGATTTTGTGCCGCTCGGCAGGAGAGTACAGAACGCTCATGAGCTTGTCATAAGAGTTTGCCTCGCCCTGCTCAAGCGGATAGTTCAGCATCTTACTGGCATAGTCCTTCTTTCCCGTTTTGCTATTTGAAAATATCAGTTTCTCGTCGAGCATGTGGAACTGGTCCTTCATCTGCTTCTGGCAGTATTTATGCCAGGTGTCGATCATTCCGGTCTCGGCGTCCCACATGTGCATGACTCGATAATTGTCATCAAAACGCTTACAGTTTTCCTCGGCGTATCGGTCCAGTTCGCGGTCGATCAGGTCAACCGCATCCTGTTCATCAGTCGACCACAATCCCCGTTCCTCAATCCAGATAGCGTAGAAATCGCCGCCTCTAATCATGAGGTCGCTGCTTTTCTTGATGATAAACTTGGGATAGATCTCGATGATACCACGCTTGCCACTGCGCGTTGCAATCACCAAGAAGTCTAACATTGATTACTCTCCTTCGCCGTGCTCCAACTTCTTTACTCGAACAGAGAGCTGATAGACCTGCTCCTCCAGCTTCCTGCGCTCCACCTCGGTCGCTGCGGCAAGGACCATCGCCCCTACCGCAAGCAACTTGAACATCTTCGTGCTGCGAGCCTGCCGCTGCATCTGCTTGCAGAAATTCTTAGACGGCATGACCGTCACGAAAATATCATGCGTGATCGTATTCATGTTAAACTCCCTTCTCTGATGATCTCGTTAAGATAGCAGTTCATCTGATACCAGATTTCCATAGACCGCATATCAAACCGAGGGTTACGGATTGTGAACAGACCGCCCTTACCATCCGGCGCGTAGTCATGATCCATAAAACGATCGAGGATCTCATCGACCCGAACGGGATCAAACCGAGCATCGCTCATGGAACCAAGGCCCAAGCTGACAAGCATACTCCAGAACCACTGTCCGGTGCGGTTGCCAATATCAGGGTCTTCCATAATGTGCTCTTCACATCGAATGGCAAGGGCGATCATCATTTCAAGGATGCTGCAAGGCCGAATATCAAGGCAGTTTGCAATTACAGCATCACGATAGCCTTGCTCGCGACCGAACCGATACCTAAGCTCGATGCCATCCTCGGCCCGGTTGCCGTCCATCGGGATCGTGTATGCAAACTCCGTGTCGTGGAGCTTGTAGAACAGTCGCCGGTAGGACTTATTAGAATATCGGTCGTCGACCACGAGCCGGTACATCCACTCGAAATATGGATCGTTAAGCTCGCTCTTGGTCAAGGTCAGACCTCCTCGTCATTATTCGGAGGAAAGTTTTTCTTCTTGAAGTCGCTGAAATCACGCAGATCCTTGAGAATCTCGTAGTCGCAGCGCTTTGCATCACTCCTTACGAACACCGAATCATCTTCGTATTCGCCGAAGTGGTCCAGCCCATCGCCGATGATTTCCTCCACATCATCAACGACTTCGCCGCACTCGTCGGCCAGCACGCCGTCAGCAAAGTAGGTCAGGCTGACTTTCGTATAGTCTTCGAGCTCTCCAAACTCATCGGGAGAGATGACATACGGAACTTCGCCGGGTGTGCCGGAGGGCTTCTCGTCGATCGTTCTGGAGTAATCCTTATAACCGGCCTCCTGCAAACGCTGAGTGTACTCGGTGATGCTACCCTTATCCATGTGCTTGGCAGCGTTTACCACCGAGACAGTTTTTTCTTCCGTTGCCGGTTTCTCTCGCTTGGCGTATGCTTCTTTGACCGAGGCAATCTCTTCCTCGGCGAGTTTTGCGTACTTATCCTTCAGATAGTACCAGGCGCCTGCTGCGCCGATAGTAAGACCTGCCACAAAGGCAAAGCCGGTAGATGCTTTACTCATCTTCGTCCTCCTCATCATCTCGGATGCTCATGACAGTCATAGCCAGACCGCCA